CCTTTAACTTCAATATCAACAACTAATTCAGTTATCGTTGATGTTACACTAATATACTTTCCTAAATCTTTTGCACCACCATTTTTTAATAATTCGCTTAATTTCATTTTAATATTCCTCCTTAAATAAGTCATATATATCTTTTTCAAGATTATGTTTTTGTTTTTTTGTTAAAACAATATTTTCGCAACAATTTGATATAATTATTGGTTCTAATTTAATTTTATTTGTTCTTTTTACAAATTTTTTTACAAATTTTATAGATAATTTACTAAGTTTATTTTGAGAATAATTACATCCGCTTTCGTTAGTTATAGGACAATTTAATATATCTTTATTACGTAAAAGACATATATACTTTTGATTAAATTCATAACTTTTAGAAATGTTAAACCCGTGATTACAATTCTTACAATATCTTTTTAAAGGTTTTAATTCTTTCTTTTTCATCTTATAACCAACCTCCTTTTTTCATTTCTTCTATTGAATTATTGTTATTAAATACTTCTACTGCTTTTTTTCCACTTTTACTATCTGTATAATTAAGCCATTTTACTCCATCTTCTTTAAATTCTAATATTCCTTTTTTTCTACAAATAAACTCTTCTAAACTCCATTTGTATTTAAAGAAATATGTTTCATCTTTCAAAACTTGGTTATATCTATTCATACATAACATAATCTCTTCTAATGAAATTCCAGATTTAATAAGCTCATTTATCATTTTTTTGGTTTTGTCTGTGATTAATTTGTGTTTTATAATATCTAGATCATTCCAAAATGTTAAAATTTCATTTTCAAAAGGACAATATGTTTTAATATCTTTTATATCTTTATCTATATCTAATTCTTTATCTAATTCTAGATGCGTTACTGTAACGTTACTTAACGCTACATTACTTTTTGTTTGTTTTTCTCTATACCTTGCAACTCTTTCTTTTGTTTGCAATCTTATTTTTTCCATTCCCTCTATATTTTGATGTTTATTCCAATTTGCTATTTGTATATATTCGCCGCGTTCTATCATTTCAAATTTTTCAAATATATCTAAAGCCATTCTTATTTGAGATATATTCCTATGAAATATTGCAGTTAACATTTCTTCTGTAAATGATATTTTGTTGTTTAAAAATAATGCTCCATTTTTATTACACTTACCAGCTAGAGTTAATAATTTAAACCAAATTACTATTACTGCATCATTATCTGGTAAAGTATCAATTATTTTTATTTTCTCATCATCAAATATATCGGTTTTTATCTTTATCCATTTCACATCATTACTCATTTAATATTTCCTTTCGCTTTACATTTTTTAAAAAGGCAAATCTTCATCACTTACATTGCCTAAATTTGTATTTTGATTGTCTTCATTATTGTCAAAATTTTCATTATTCACATTACTATTTGTTTTATTATTAAAACTCATATTTTCTATGCTTTCAACATTTATCTTAATTTGTTTAACTTCTTGACCTTCTTTATTTTTATACATAGAAGTTGATATAGCACCACAAATAGCGACCATATCGCCTTTTTTAATATAATTTTTACAATATGTTGCATTATGCCCAAATATAACAAAGTCTATAAAGTCTACTCCATATTCTCCATTTTTACCTTTAAAATTTTGTTTAATTGCAATTGTATTACTTAAAATAGGTTTATCAGTAGTTCCAACAATATAATGATCTTTAACTAATCTACCTGTGCATTGAAATTTATTCATATTATTTAATTTCCTCTTTTCTTTTTAATTTAATATAATTTATTCTTGTTTATATATTTCATTTTCAGCATTTCTTTTAGCGCTTTGTATTCTACCTAATACGTAATGTTTAAATTCTTCATCACATATTTCATAAAAATCTAATAAATCAGCAATATATCTATATTGACTTGTATTCCATTTAACGCTTCTTTTAGTAGAAACGCTATTAACATTACTTCTATTCCACATATGCGTAATTTCTCTAAGACAACTAAAAGTTTTCATTTTATTACAAATATAGAAATGATGAACTTTATCTTCCATAAGTGTTCCTTCACTAAATAAACACTCTTTTAATATATTTGTTTTAACAACTTTAGTCCATATAGCACATACATTTTTTGTTAATGCTTCAGCTCTGGTATTATAATCAGGAATATGTTTGCCTAATAATCCTTCATTGTTATACATTTGAAATCCTAAAAATAAAACATCTTGATTATACAAACTATTATTTATATGTTCTAAAACATAATTATTAACAAAGTGATCATCGCTATCAACACAGACAACATAATCTCCTTTAGCCTTTAAAATACCTTCATTTCTAGCACCGCCATTATATCTTTTACTTTTAAGTTTAATAATAGAGTGTTTTTTATCTACTAATAATTTTTTAGCAATACTAACTGAATTATCAGTAGACATATCATCAACGAAAATAATTTCATAGTTAGTATAAGATTGAGATAAAATACTATTAATACATTTAACAAGATATTTATCGTTATTGTAATTAGGAATAATAATAGACAAGAAGAAATCTTTATTTTTCTTACTAACATCAATATTGTTAGTATTAGTTCCTAAAAGTTCTAACCATTCTTTACGATAATCATAATAATTATAAGTAAAGTTATTCTTGAAATTACTATTCAATATTTTATTAAGTTTATTAGTAGATAAGTTAGATAAATCTTTTTCTAATACAAAACCATTATCACTTTTAACAATATCTAATGCCGACTTAAAATCAGTAGTAATAATAGGTGTTCCTAGCAATAATGCTTCAAAGATAACTAAACATTGAACTTCAATATCACTTAATTGAACTAGATAATTCGCTAACTTGATGTAAGGGTAAGGATTTTCTTTTCTTCCTAAAAAGATAACATTGTCTTTATATTCATCAAATAATTTTTTAATATTGTTATCGCCATCACCAACAAATAACCAAGTAAAATCTACTTTCTTTCTATTCAACATTTTGATAATATCTATTATTCTAATAAATCCTTTTTCTTTTGATATTCTAGCAACAGTAACAAATACAATTCCTTTAGTTTTGACATCTACAACTTCTTGTGCTTTATATTTCATTTCTTCAAAATCAATTATATTTTGATACATAGGTGAATTAATGTTAAACATTCTATCAACTTGCTTTTTAACGTTTACTCCTGTTGCAATATATTTATTACAATCATTAGGTATATGTTCTCTTTTCACATTACAATAATCCCAATCACAATGAACTATTTGAATATTATTTTTTGAATTGATAAAACCAGAACGATAAATTGTATGATATAGACAATGATCAAAATATTCTTCGACGTCAAAACTAGAATGTTTAACTGTTGCATAATCGCTAATTTTATTTAACATATCAAAACTAGAATTAAAATCAGTATAAATAACAGTAACATCATATCCATTTTCAAAAAGATATTTAGAATAAGTTAAAATAACTTTTTCAACTCCACCTAATGCTTCAATACGATAATAATACATAGCAATTTTAATATTCTTTTTGCGATATGCTCTTAACCAATTATCGTAGTCTTTAGGAAAATCAAAATCATCACTTTCATCATTTATTAAAATAAATTCACATTTTAATTCAATGAATAATTCCCAACCACCACCACGATTTCTACCAGCCAAACATTCTTCTCGTAAATATTCAACTTTTTCTTTAAAATATTTGCTATCTTTAATTTTATATGCGAATAACTCTCCATAATTAGGTTTAACTTCGTTTACAACATTTCTGCCAAAATGAGTAATATTATCTGTATTAGTATTTACGATAGTTTTAATAGCCTCTTCAGTGTAATAACAATCTCCATATACATAGCAAACATTATCTTCTAATAATTCTAGCGCAAACTTATCAATTTCACATTCGCTTTTAGAAGTGTAAAATGTAGTGCCTTCAACCTTGTATAATTCATTATGTGCATTTATGATAATACTATCATCTTCATTATTTATATATTTCTTTAATAATCTAATAGCTCTGAAAATGATGCATTCATCATCAATTCTAATAAGGTGCTTGGGAACGCCAAGATAATTACCCCAGCGTTCACCTTCCCCATTTGCCATTACTATATATTTAATATTAAAAACCACCTTTTCTAGTATATTGAATTACAACATCTAGTTTTCATAACAAGTTGTATTATTACTATTCGTTAAATAATCCTGTCCCTTTACTTACTTTATTTGCTTCTTTAAATTTCTTTACTATATCTTCTTCCTCTTCTTTAATTACTTCTCCTGTTTCATTATCTACAAATGTTCCTTCTTCTTTAATATCAACAAAAATACTGTTATCACTATCTACATACTCATATTTATCATCTCTAATAACTGCTTCATCTTTTTCTAATGCTTGTCTTAATTCGGTTGATAAGATTCCCCATTTAGATAATAACTGTCTTAACATAGTTTTTTTAGCCATATCATCAAAAGACTTATACCAAAAACTACTATATTTCCACATATCACTTTGTGCTACTTTTCCACTTTTTAATTTTTGATATTCTTCCATTTTAAATGCTTTAGAATAAGTGTTAGCGTGTTCTTCCATTTCTTCAATAGGCATATATAAAGTTTTAATAAATCCTGTAATAAGTTCAAACATAGCATAATATCCAACAGTTTTTGCTTTAGCTCTTAATTTAAAATCTGTAATAATATTACATTTTAAATCTCCAGAAAGAATATCGTAATATTCAACTTCTCCTTCTTTTAATTCAACAACATTTATTTTTTTATATTGCCCAGATCTAATTGCTAATTGGATATAACCTTTCCAACCGATTTGTAATTGAGCCTCTTTAGTTCCTTGTTTAGTATTGTTAAAAGGAACAAGATATAAATAGCCTAATTGAGAATTGATAGGAAGATTAAAACTTTCAGCAGTTAAAGCACCACTAATAATAGAAATAGGAGTGCACTCTCTTAAAACAGGATTATTAGCAACAGCGCTAATAGTATTAGAAATAAATCTTTTAGCCCTACCCTCATCTTGTAAAGTATTGTTAATCATTTTTTTATAATTATCGCTTGAAATAATAGCACTAAAAGGTGTTTTTTCATTTCTTGAAGCCAAATCATTTTTAACATTATTCATCATTTTAATTTACTCCTCTTTTCTTTCTTCGAATTTGATATTCAAATCCAACATATAATTTTTTAATGTTTTTAAAGCATTTTTAGTTCCAATTAGGGTTAAAGTAATTTCGTATAGCTCTTCTTCAACGTTAGACACACTCTCAAACGCATTTAATTGGGTATTTAAGACATTTTTATCGCTTACTAATGTAATTGCTTCACTTAAATTTAAAGTCCTTAAATATTCCCCTTTAATTGATTTTCGTTTGATTAAATCTTCAGTAGTGTTATCAATGATTTTTAAATCATCAATAATACTTTCAATTTTATCTACAATTTCTTTATTTATCTTTTTAAAATCATAACCTTTATTTAACCATTTATCGTTAAATATTTGGTCTAAAGATACTAAATTAAAATCAAACTCTAACCACGTTTTTTTGATTGCTTCTCTTTTTTCTTCTTCTCTTTTACTTTCAAATGTTTTTAATTGGGTATCTATATTGGTGGATACTTCACTTATCAACTCGATCAATTCTTTAACTTGATTTTTCCCGGTATTAAAATTTTGCATATATTCCTTTTCAAGTCTAATTCTTTCATCATTAAAGGCTTTACTTGTTTTATTTAATTTAGCTTTAATATCACTTGCTTCACTAATATCTTCTTCTTTAACAACTAGATTTTTATATTTTTCTAGAGTATCTGTTAATTCTTTTTTTAAATCATTAAAATTACTAACTTCAAATGTTCCTTGTGTTAATTTACTTACTAAATCCATAGTTTATATTATTTCCTCTCTTTATTTTTAAATATAATTTACTTTTAAACTTGGTCTTACATTTGTTAATACATAATTGTTCCAGAAATTACTAACTTTTTCAACAATATACTTGATATTCTTTTCTACCCTTTCATCTCTTTCTATATGATAAATTTCTAATACGCTATATTGTCTATCTTCGTATGTATATATCTTTTCTACATATAATATTGCAAATTGTAATTCTAATATATACATATAATATAAACATTGGCAATAATAGTTATCAGGTATCTTATCTTTCCATTGTTCTTTATGCTGGCTGCTTAATATTTCGGTAGTCTTTATTTCTAATAAACCTCTTCTTCCGCTTTCTTTTTCTACTAATAAACCATCAACACTTGCTAATAAATAAGGTATTTCATTATGTTGATAAATTACAAACTTACCATCTACATTATCGTAAATAACATCATATTTATCTTTGTATTTTAATGCAAATAATCCTCTTAAATATTGTTCTGCATTAGTTCCATATTCCATTCTTTCATTTGTAATAAATTGTTTAGGAATATTAGAAGTTTTTTCTTCCCACAACTCTACATTATTTCGCCAATTATTCACTCCTAATATACTTCCTACATCACTACCTCCAATACCTTTTTTTCTGCCTTCAAGCCATTCTTCTCTACTTGAATATTCTAATCTTGTATAACTCATTTCAGCATTTCTTCAATTTCTTTTTTTAATTTAGATATTATCGCTTCAACTCCATCAGCAAATATATCTTTTATATCTCCTTCAATATCTTCATATTCGTATTCATAATTATCATCATCATCATAATTATTATTTTTAATAATTGCAATTTTGCATTCTTTATTTAGTAAATTAGATTTTAATTGATCGTAATAATTTAAACAATTGAATAAGTTTCTAATTCTTGGGAATTTATCCATTTTTAATTTTCCTCTCTTTCATTTAATTTCATTTAAAAGCCTCAATTATATAACTTTCAGTATTAAACACTAATCTTGTCTGTCCGTCTTTACTTATCTTATTCTTCATATTACTAATTAGTTTTAATGTTTTTAATGTATTATTGTATTTATGTTGTATATAATATGCTGCTTCATTTTCATTTGCTACTTTATAACCATATTTACTACTAACAAATAAATGTTGTGTTATTTCACTTCTATTGATTGCTCTAAAATCTTTCCTTAAATCAGCAAATACGCTACTATTATGTTGACTTACTCCATTTAATAATTCTAAATGTCTTGGATATTCTTGATATAATGCTTCGCATATAATTTCTTTGCTAATATAAGTATCTTTGCTACTATGCAATAAATAATTATGCAATTTCCATTGTCTAGAAGTTAGATCATTATCAAAGCTTATATTATTACCCCCTCTCATTCTTTGATAAAAAGTTCAACAACTTCATCATTAGTTAAATTATATCTTTTTTTAATTTTAATAATTTCTTTTTGAGTAAATTGACTTTCATCATTTAGTTTACTTCTTAATGTTTTCATAGCTATACCTAAATATTCAGCTAATTTTTCTTGAGTATCTCCTTTTAATGTTAATTTACTTAATAAGAGATTTTTATTATTTACCATATTATTATTTCACCTCCTTTTTATTTTCATCATCAAATACTTTTTTAACAAGCCAATAATTATCTTTGTATGTTTCGATAATTACTTCTTCTTTATAATTTTCTAATAGTAAATCTAACTTTTCTTTACTATTCACATAAGTATATCCAACTTCTTTTAAATCTAATATACAATCTCTAATATAACTTTTAGAATAATCAACCGACTTAAACACTCCTGTATCAACACTAACTTTATTTTGATATTTTATTGTCATTTCAATTTTTCCTCCCTAACTTTAATCAATTTATTATTATACGTTTTTTGATATACGTTTACTTCATTTCTTGTTTTGTCAATTTTATTATAAATATCTTTAAGTTTAATAAATGTATCAACATAGATATAATTTCTAAAGAAATCACTTATTTTATTATAAATTATTAGATATTTCATTTTAATTCCTCCTTTGTCATTATTTTTTGATATTCTTCCCAGCATTTATTGCTTTCATTCTCATCTGCAAAATCAACATCCACAAAATCAACATCATCAATAATTCGATAATTTTTAGAGTAGTTTTTCTTTATTTGCCGCCATACGCATTTTAACATAGTCATTTCAATTCCTCCATTGTTATATTTTATAACACTAAATCGGTTAGATTACATTCAAGCTCGCATACGATAAACGTATGTTTTGCTTTTTTTTTAATACATACATCCTTATAAGCTTTCTCTATATTTTCATATAAACTTATTATATTACAATCGATATCATCATTTTTTAAATTTAGAGAAATGATGCCATATTTGAAATTTGGATTTATGCTTTTTTGATACACTTTTTTATTTGCAAATCCTTTTATTGTATATTCATATATTTTCATTTTAATTCCTCCAATTTAAAAAATCTAACTAATCTATCGTGCCCCCATTGTCCTTTAGTGTTTTCTATTATTTCTCTTATGCTATATTTCTTATTTTCACTAAAGTTATTGTTGTCCAGGAAATAATTAGTTCCTCCACTACAAGCTCTTGTTATTGATCGATACATAATGATTGCTTTATTATATGTTAATTTATCATCTAATGTTAAGTTTTCAAATTCGCTAACATCTCCACCATTTTTCTTAAATTCTATATCTAATAAGCCTTGTTTAATTGTTTTACAATGCGAATATAATCCATCTTTTTCAACTAAATATGCAATTCTAGAATTAATAAATGGAGATACATATACATTACAATCTTTATGTTTAATTATCTTGGTGAATAAATATAACATATTGTCAGCATAAATCCAATTATCGCCTTTCATACCGTTTAATAATCTGGTATATTTTGGCGTTTCAGTTAATTGGTTATCACGACAATATAAACTAC